TCACAAATGGAACTTATAATATTTTATTAGGAGCACCGGTTATAAGAAATGAAGGTGCTGGATATCTATATGCTCAACTCCCAGATTCAAATATTTCTTCAGTAAATCTTTCAGATTCATTGTTGACAGTTTCTGAACAAATATCAGGAGAATCTACCAATGGTTCTGGAGTTTTAACTTTCGATTTATCTGCAATTACTGGGATTACTAGTGCATTTTTTGCTACATTTGATCAGGAAAGGTATTCTGTTCACTATTCCGGAGGTGGAATTGGGACAATAACTTCAGATCAATTTTCTCTCAATGGCAATACTGTAACTATTAGTGGATTAACTGCTGGGCAGAGTAATATTGTTGTAAATACAACTTTAATTAAAAATGGAATTCAAAGTAAAATAAAAGAATATAATAGAAGTAAAACTATATCAGTATCACTATCAAAATATACACAATCTGGAAGTGGAATTAGTTCTTCAATTGGTGATGGTCTTACATATAATCAATATTATGGATTAAGAGTTCAAGATGAAGAGATATCACTAAATTATCCAGATGTAGTAAAAGTACTATCAGTGTATGAGTCATTTGATTCTTCGGCACCTACATTAGATCAAGTTCAATTTACATCTACTGCTAATGTAACAACAAATGCAATTATTGGTGAGGATATATTAGGAAATACTAGTAAATCAGTCGCAAGGATTGTTTCAAAACCATCAGCAAATGTTTTGGGAATTGTATATTTAAATTCTGAAAGATTGTCAGAGGGAGAAACTGTCACATTTAAAGATTCAAATATAACCACAGAGATTGAGTCAATTACTTTAGGTAAGTATAAGGAAGTAACAAATTCATATACTTTAGACAAGGCACAAAAGGATCAATATTATGATTATTCCAGAATTGTTAGAAATAAAGGTGAGGCAGAACCTTCCAAACAACTATTGGTGGTATTTGATTACTATTCTGTACCATCTAGTGATAATGGTGATGTATTTACTGTATTAAGTTACGATCAAGATAGATTTGCAACTGATATTCCAAATATCGGACCAAGATCAGTAAGATCTTCAGATACTTTGGACTTTAGACCAAGAGTTCCTGTATTTTCTGGAAGTAGTTCATCACCATTTGATTTTTCTTCAAGAAACTTTACTATTGAACCAAAATTAATTCTTTCACCAAATGAAAGTGCATTAATTGGATATGAGTATTATCTACCAAGAATTGACAAGTTATATCTTGATAAATTTGGAAAATTTATCCTTGAAAAGGGAATATCATCAAGGGATCCAAAAGCACCAAATAAAAATGATGCTGTAATGGAAATTGCAACCATCAAGTTACCACCATATCTTTATAATCCATCTGATGCTATTCTCTCATTGGTAGATAATAGAAGATATACAATGAGAGATATTGGATTAATTGAAGATAGAGTTGAAAATCTAGAAAGAGTTACTTCATTATCTTTACTTGAAATCAATACACAAACTCTTCAAATTCAAGACTCTGAGGGTAAAAATAGATTTAAGAGTGGATTTTTTGTCGATGACTTTAAAAATTATGCATTGATCAACAAACGATTATCTAATATTAGAGTCAATACCGTAGCAAATGAACTAACACCAATTACCAGTAGAAATTCACTCAAATCTCAAATTGCACCAGCAACAGCAGTTACTGATGAAGATTTAGACTTATCGGATAACTTTGAATTATTAGATCCAAACATACAGAAAACAGGGAATGCTGTAACTTTAAAATATGAATCTATTGGATGGATTGAGCAAGCATTTGCAACAACAGTTGAGAATGTAAACCCATTTAACGTTATTGTTTATAATGGAGATCTTAAATTAAGTCCAGAAATTGATACTTGGGTAAGAACAATTCGACTCCCCAATAAAAATATTACTATAACAGTAAATTCTACCAGAACACTTGAAAGAAATCTGGTAAGCAATTCCTTTGTTACTCTAACTCCTATTCAAACTACAAGTAGTAGTACAGTTAATCTCCCTCAACTACGAGGTGGTGGAACTAGAACAAGGACAGTATCTGTTGTAAATACACAATCTTCATCAACTGCTACCAATACAACGTCCGATACGACACAAAGTATTGATGAAGATACAACAAGTAATACTGACACCGATATTAGAAATGTTTTAATATCATCATCAAGAGAAACTTTTATGAGATCCAGAAATACTCAATTTTCTGCATCCAATTTAAAACCAGGAACACAATTTTATCAATTCCTTGATGGAAATAGTGGTGTTGATTTTATTCCCAAATTGCTTGAAATAGCAAATGATTCTACACTAGTAAATTATGGTGCTTCTGGGGCATTCACAGTTGGTGAAACTGTTATTGGAACATCTAATGGCAATAATTTAATTTCATTTAGAATTGCAAATTCAAATCATAAGTATGGAAGATTTAATTCACCATCCACAACATATACAACAAATCCATATATTAAAGGTGAATCTATAGCATCTGCATATAGTCAGTCATCAAAAATTTTGAATATTGATACATCTTCACTATCGGAAGAAGCTCAAGGAAAATACTTTGGATATTTAGTTAAAGGTATGAGACTGGTGGGACAAACCAGTGGTGCAGTTGCATATGTAAAAGATTTAAGACTAATCTCAGATAACTATGGAGATTTGCTTGGAGCATTCTATTTAAGAGATCCAAATTCAACTCCAACTCCAACCGTTAAGATTAATACGGGAACCAAGACATTTAAATTATCATCAAGTTCAACAAATGATTTAGGTCTTCCTGGTAGCAATTCAATTTCATCTGCAGAAACAAATTATAATGCAGACGGAACTGTTGAGCAGTGGGAGAATACTGTCACTGTAAATATAAACAATTTAAAAACACAAACAGTAACTAACTTAACAACAAATACGACACAATCAGTTACAACAATAAACACCCATACAACAACGACACTTCAAAGATATGTTGATCCACTTGCACAATCATTTGTTGTTGGTGGAAATGTGGAAGCACCGTCACCAACATCAACTAATGATGACGTAAATGGGGCATTCTTAACTGCTGTTGACCTATTCTTTGCAAGTAAGGATAGTGGTAATGCCCCAGTAAAAGTTGAAATACGAACTGTTGAACTGGGAACACCAACAAGAGTTGTTATTGGAAATTCAGTAACATTGAGGCCAGATCAAGTTAATATTTCTACCAATGGAGAAACTGCAACTAAAGTTACTTTTGATGAACCAATTTATTTACCACCCGGAAGAGAATATGCTGTTGTAATTATTTCTGAAAATAGTGATCAATATGAATTGTGGACTGCAGTTATGGGTGAAAAAACTGTAAATACACAATCACTTCCAGATGTTGATAGTGTCACTTACTCTAAACAGTTCTCTATGGGAAGTTTGTTTAAGTCACAGAATGGATCCATATGGACAGCAAACCAGTATCAAGACCTTAAGTTTAAACTTTATAAGGCACAGTTTACCTCACCTACAGGAACTGCATTCTTCTACAATCCAACATTGGACGAAAGTAATGGATATGTTCAAAGATTGGGCAATAATCCATTAACAACTTTACCAAAAACACTTACTGTTGGAATTACTACAACAACAAGTACATCATTAATTAGTAATTTATCCAACGGTAGAAAAGTTGTTGATGGGCAAAAAAATTATGTTTATGGGTACATTGTTGGAACAGGAAGTTCGGTTTCATCGATAGGAATTACTACTAGTGGAAGTAATTATGTTACAGATGCTTCAGTAAATACTTATAATATTACTGGAAGTGGTTCTGGGCTTGTATTGAATATCACAGCAACTAATGGTGCTATTACCGGAATATCAACTGTAAATCCAGGAAATGGATATGCTATTGGGGATGTCGTTGGAATAGTAACTTCTTCAGTTTCAAGCAATACTGGAAAGAATGCAAGAATTACTATCAATGCAATTGGAAATAGTCTCGATACTTTATATCTATCAAATGTTCAGGGAGAATCCTTTACGGTTGGTGCTGGATTGAGTTACTATAACGATTCAAACACATTAGTATCTCTTGGAAGTACTTTTATTAGAAGTTCTTCAAGTTCTGGTAATCAATATTCTGGCAACTTTGTTAGAGTTGATCATTTTGATCATGGAATGTATGGAAATACCAATAAACTTGCAATTAAAGATGTTGAATCTGGCACTGCACCAACTACTCTTTCTGCAACTTTAACCTCACAAGAAGTGTCAACTATTAGTATTGGAAATACTTCAAACTTTGGAATTTTTGAAGGAATATCTGTAAGTTCCAATAATCCTGGATATATAAAAATTGAAAATGAAATTATTTCATATACCAGTGTTGGAAATGGAACTTTAACAATTGCTGCTAGTGGTAGGGGAATTGATTCGACAATTATAGTTCCACACGATATCAATAGTTTAGTGTATAAGTATGAATTAAATGGAGTTTCTTTAAGAAGAATTAATAAAACTCACGATATTAGTGATCTGGATATCGGACTAGATGGGTATTATATCGAAATTGATAGGACTTCAAATGGAGTTAATAGAAGTTCTGATGGAACACCATCAGGTATGCCACAATTGTCATTTATTTCAGAGACAAATCTAGGAGGTTCTAAAGTACTTGCAACAGAAAATATTCAATATAGTTCAATAGTTCCTTATTATGATATCATCACTCCAGGATCTTCTACTTCTACTACTGCCATAGTTAGAACTACTTCTGGAACTAGTGTTGGTGGTAATGAAACATCATTCCTTGATAATGGGTTCCAACCAATTCAACTAAATTCGTTAAATCCTTTAAGAACAGTAAGACTAGTATGCTCCAAGGAAAATGAAACTGAGTATCTTGACAATTTACCACGAAATAAATCATTTACTACTGGAATAACACTCAGTACTTCAGATAGCAATCTATCTCCAATTATTTACTTAAATAATGCTTTTACTGAATTTATTTCCAGTCGTTTAAACAATCCAATTTCAGATTATGCATCAGATAATAGAGTTAACTCAATAATAAATGATCCACATTCTGCAGTGTATGTTTCAAATACAGTCAATTTATCTCAACCAGCCACTACACTAAAGGTTATTCTATCTGCATATAGACATTCTTCTGCGGATTTCAGAGTTCTTTATAGTTTAATTAGACCAGATTCCAGTGAAGTTGATCAATCATTTGAATTATTCCCTGGATACGATAATTTGACATATACAACTACTGAAGGGTATAAAGTTTTAGACAGATCAAAAAATAGTGGGTTACCAGATACATTTGTATCACCAAGTCTTGATAATCAATTCTTAGAATATCAATTTAGTGCTGATAATCTTGATTTGTTTAGTGGATATACTATTAAGATTGTAATGTCTGGAACTAACCAGGCATATCCACCAAGAATTAAAGAACTCAGAACAATTGCGGTAAGATGATAAGAGTAGAGGGACATCAGAATCTTTATAGAGATGAAAGGTCAGGAGCAATTGTAAATTGTGATTCTGCCGCATATAACCAATATTTAAACTCATTGTCTATTAGAGATTCTCAAAAAAGAGAATTGACTGAAATGAGAAGAGATATTGATGAAATTAAGAACCTTCTTAAGGAGTTACTAAATGGATCCAAGTAGTATTAATTTAGATAGTATTGATAAACTTTTTGAATATGAAAAACATTCTAGGGTGATAGATGATTTAAATGAAGATGAATTAAAAGAATTTGCAAAATTATACTGCAAATTATATTTAAAACAGCAAGAAGTATTGTCAGTTATTGATTCTTTGTAAACATAAATAGAAAGTAGATCTTAAAAATGGTTAAATGGCAGCAGTATATGTCACTAATCTAGTAATAAATTCTGGTGCAGATTTTTCACAGTCTTTTACCTTGGAGGGTACTGACAGCAATTCTGCATTAAATTTAACAGGATATGGTGTTAATGCTCAATTTAGAAAATGGTCTGGTAGTTCAACTTCGGTAAGTTTTGGTACTACCATAACCAGTCCACCAACTTCAGGTCAAATATACTTAACTTTATCATCACAAGATACATTACCATTGAAAGCAGGTAGATATGTATATGATATAGTAGTTAGTGATAATTATGGAGTTAAGACAAGAGTAGTTGAAGGAATGGTTCTAGTAAGGGAAGGAGTTACTAGATAATGTCCGATATACGGGTAAAAGATAGTCAACAAAATTCAATAAAAGTAAGAGTTGGCCAACAAAATTCGGTAAAGATACTTTCAAGTGTTTCTGGTGGAAATGCATTTTCTGAAAATGCAATAAATGCAATAAATGTAATTGGTGGGTATGTAAATTCCACCCAATTGTATGTGAGCGGAATATCCACATTTGTTGGAATAGCAACTTTTACTAATGATGTTTACATTGGTGGCAACCTTTATATAAAAAATGATTTAAAATTTGATGAATTTACTGCCAGAAATGCAAATATAACTGGAATCGCAACTGTTTCTGGTTCTTTTTATTATGGACCATATAACAATGGGGGAGTTGCATATTTCAATTCCTCTGGTCTTATGGTTTCTACTGGTTCAACAAGTTCTGCAATTAATTATACTAACTATATACTTACAACAGACAATTCCGGTGTACCAACCTGGTCTAGATCAATAGATGGAGGAACATACTAATGGCAAAACCCTCAAGTAGACAAGGACTAATAGATTATTGCCTAAGACGCCTAGGTGCCCCTGTATTGGAAATTAACGTTGATGATGACCAGATAGATGACTTAGTTGATGATGCCCTTCAGTACTTCCAGGAAAGGCATTTTGATGGTGTTGAAAGAATGTATTTAAAGTACAAGATTACTCAAGAGGATATTAATAGAGGAAGGGGTAGAAATAGTGACGGAGTTGGTGTAACTACAACGACAGCAACATCAAATGTTGCTGGTATTGGAACAGTAACATATAATTTTTATGAGACTTCAAATTATATCCAAGTGCCAGATTCAGTTATAGGTATTGAAAAAATCTTTAAATTTGATACTAGTTCTATTTCTGGTGGAATGTTCAGTATTAAATATCAACTGTTTTTAAATGATTTATATTATTTTAACTCAGTTGAACTTCTACAATATGCTATGGTTAAATCATATCTTGAGGATATTGATTTTCTGTTGACTACAGATAAGCAGCTTAGATTTAATAAAAGACAAAATAGATTGTATTTGGATCTTGATTGGGCATCGCAAAAAGCAGATCAATATATTGTCATTGATTGCTATAGAATACTTGATCCAAATACATTTACCAATGTTTATAACGATAGTTTTATTAAAAAATACCTTACTGCACTAATTAAAAAACAGTGGGGACAGAATCTAATTAAATTTAGAGGAGTTAAACTTCCTGGTGGAGTCGAATTAAATGGTAGAGAAATATATGAAGATGCCGAAAAAGAATTGGAAGATATTAAGCAAAGAATGGTACTTGAATATGAATTACCCCCTTATGATTTTATTGCATAATTATGGCACTTAATCCCTTTTTCCTACAAGGTTCATCAAACGAACAAAGATTAATTCAAGAACTCATAAACGAGCAATTGAAAATATATGGAGTAGAAGTTACATACATTCCAAGAAAATTTGTAAGGAAGGAAACTATATTAAAAGAAGTAACCTCATCAAAATTTGATGACAATTTTTCTCTTGAAGCATATGTTTCAAATTATGAAGGTTATAGTGGATCTGGAGATATCTTAACAAAATTTGGAATGAATTTAAAGGATGAACTTACATTAATCATTTCAAAAGAAAGATTTGAAGATTTTATATCCCCATTCCTAGAAGCAATGGATGATGATGAAATTGTGCTGGCATCTCGTCCAAGAGAAGGTGATATTGTATACTTTCCTTTAGGTAGAAGATTATTTGAGATTAAATTTGTTGAGCATGAGCAACCATTTTATCAGTTAGGTAAAACTTATGTTTATGAATTAAAATGCGAACTCTTCGAATATGAAGATGAAGTTCTTGATACAACTATTGACGAAGTTGACCAAACATTGCAGAATCAGGGGTATATTACATCTTTAGAGTTGGTATCAATAGGTTCTACCGCAACTGCATCATCTACACTATCTACTGGATATGTTCAAAAGGTTTATTTGACGAATGATGGTTATGGATATACTTCAATACCTTCTGTTGCAATATCCACTGCTCCAGCTGGTGGAATTAATGCAAGTGCTGTTGCTATTACAACGAGTGTTGGTGGAGTCTACTCTATTAGAGATATTGTGCTAACAAATGCTGGTGCCGGATATTCTATTACTCCATCAATTGTGATCAGTGGTGGTGGTGGATCTGGAGCAGCTGCAACTTGTGGAATACAAACTGCATATAATGGTATAAGAATTATTAGTATTGGGAATAGTGGGACTGGGTATGCAGTTCCACCAATTGTTTCAATTAGTTCTCCAACTACTGGACCAGGAATTGCGGCATCGGCATTTGCAACTCTTCAAGGTACAAATATTTCCCAAATATACCTATCAAATGCTGGAGTAGGATTTACTATAGCACCAACGATTACAATAGCGGCTCCTCCGATTATTTCTGGTACTGGCAATTATATTTTCAATGAAGAGGTAATTGGATCTATATCGGGAACTGTTGCAAGAGTTAAATCTTGGGATAAAGATACTAATATTTTAGAAATATCGATCAATAATGGTCAATTCTATCCTGGAGAACTTGTTGTAGGATCTACATCTTCCGCAAGTTATTCAATTAAACGACACAATATGACTTCATTGCATGATAAATACCAAGAAAATGATGAAATCGAAACAGAAGCAGATCTTATCATAGATTTTTCAGAATCAAATCCGTTTGGTAATTATTAATGTTAGGAACTTACTATTATCATCAAATTATAAGAAAAACAATTATTGCTTTCGGAACAGTTTTTAATGAAATTCATATTCAGCATCAAAATTCTAATGATGGTGTAATCAGTGATATGAGAGTTCCATTGGCATATGGTCCAATGCAAAAGTTTTTGGCAAGAATTGAACAGCAACCGGAGTTAAACAAACCAATTCAAATTACATTACCTAGAATGTCATTTGAGATGAATTCTATTCAATACGATTCAACAAGAAAGGCAGGAGTCACTCAAACCTTTAAGGCATCAGATGGGACCAATTTAAAAAAGGTCTTTATGCCTGTTCCAT